ACATGCAATACTGCGACGTTGCATTGATTCTGACAGCCTAGATGTCAAAACTGCTAGTTCTTCAGAATACTCTAACGCAATCTTAGATTCTAACTTGCCAGAAGTATCACTAGACAACACTCGACCGATAGCTAAATAAGCATTTTCGGTAGTGGTTTTATGCTTTTGAGCTACACGATTAGCAAGTTGCACCATAGAGGAGACGCCATCACTCCCCTGCATAACATTTTCAACAAAAGATTTTTCCGCAACCGTTAAGTATCCTTTCCTTACGATTTCGAAAACGCCAATTTCTTCATTGCCGATTTGGACGATTTCAACGTTCTTCTTTGGTTGAACAACGAAGGGCAATAACGCCATAGTTGACCTGCAAGCGGCGTAGGATACCTAAACCATTACTCAGGCAAGTATTTCCGCATTTCTTCTTCAAAAAATTTAGAATAAAACCCAATAAAATCAAATTTTTCTACTGGACCGCCACCAAGTAAAACACTTTTGATCCAAGGTCTGGCTGGCATGTAAACGTTGACATTTGGATTGCCATAAAGGAATATATATCCACCAAAATGCACAATTGCAGCATATTCTTCTCTATAGGAAATGCTTATCTGCGTATCACTAACATCTAAATCTAGAGAATCCCGCAGATTCCCGAATTGGACAATGTCTCCATCGCCATAAGGCCAGGCAGGATCAGTCCAAACCTTGCTCTCCATTGCTATCCCAAGAGCAATTTCGAGTTCCTCTGCAAGCCTTTCTAAAGTAGTTTTATGCGCTTTCTTGGCCTGTTCTGGGAATTTTTGAACGAAAGATCTGAATTCTCTAAAGTTTCCAGCCGATTTCACCAAGATATTACCCTTAATCGTTCCGTCAGCCATGACGTCGATTTCTCGAACAGACTTCATCAAAGCCTTTAGAACTTGTGGAGCGTTACTTTTTGCCTTCTGTCTCGCCATTAGTTAAGCAATTCGCTGCCAGTTAATTGAATTTCAACGCCACCGAGAGCAGGATACAGAATCTCGTCGATACCTTCACCACCAAAGACGCCACTTGATCGTTGAATTGTTGCCAACATTGTCGGATCATTGCCAAACTTAAAATCAACCTCGCTGCCAGGCAACAGGAATTGCTCCTGTACGGTCACGTCGGTAAAGGTTAGACCACTTAGGTCACCCAGCCAGTCAGAACCCCCTAAGAGGGCCTTCTGGAGGGCATAGCCGCGATAATAGAAAGAATCACCAGAGCCACCGGGCAGCATTCGACCTTCAAGCTGCGATTCAAGTGGTAATGGCCTGGATCCACTGGTTACGCCTGAATACTGCATGCGTTTCACATACAGCTTTACTACATAAACATCGCCGGCAGTAACGACCGGTCGACCATTGACCATACTGACACCACCTTGAGTGGTGGCTTTGATTCGCCCGTTCCAATACTCAAGTAACGGACTAGCCATGGTCAGTTTATCCCTAGCTTAGATTTCCGATTTCCTGGCAATCTTCTTCGCTATTTTCTTCACTTTTTTAAGGATTTCTTTAGATTCTTGACGATTAATAGCCTGCTCTGCTCTAACCATCAACGCTAGCAACTTTTTTCTTTGTTTTTTTACGTTCATAGTCATCATCTCTCGATGATTCTTCAGGCTTCCTTTATAAAATGGGTATATTGAAATAGCGAATGCATTCGCAAACAGTCCTTTTTTCTCATTGCAATGATCAAAACCACTCTTGCCATCGCCGCTATTGCAGCCCTGGCACCTGCTGGTGCTATTGCTGGTCCTTACGTCAACATTGAAGCCAATTCTGGCTTCTATGGCGCCGATTACCTGGGTACCGCAACCGATTTCCACGTTGGTATCGAAGGTCCTCTTGGCGAATCTGCCTCTTGGTACCTCCAAGGTGGTCCAGCAATCCTTTCCCCCGACGGTGGTGAAGCTGAAACCATCATTACCGCTAAAGGTGGTGGCTCCGTCGATCTCACCGAAAAGCTCAGTGTTTACGGTGAAATTAGCTTCGCTAGCGGTGTCGATGACCCTAAAAATAGCTATGGCACCAAAGTTGGTGCTAAGTACAAGTTCTAATCACCAATAAAAAGGGGGCCAATTAGGCCCCTTTTTCATGCTTTTACAGGATCATTCCTTAGCGATTTGATAAACAGGTATTTATCTAGTACCTGTTGTTTTTTCTTCTTCTTAAGAAGTTGCTGGATCATAACCAATTCAGGCATTGGCCTTCTCCTTCTTCCAGTGATACTCTTTACCGCGATAGGTAAAGTTATCATCTCCCTTCTGGAGGATTAGCTCATGCCAAGCACGAGATTCTTCCTTAGGAGTCTTGGTGTCATATTTGACACCGCGATAAGTCACGACAGACATGATGAAAGCTCCGCTTGTAGTGAATGTTACACCAAAAGCGCGTTCCTTCAGTCAACGTGTGCGTCCCAGTTGCAATCTGTAGCTTTCTTTAGCTCTGTAATGATCTCAGTCTTGACTTGGTCTTCCAAGTCTTTATTGAGTCTTACTCGAGCAACAATACCCTCTGCCTGTTGACAGTTGATACTAGAGGCAATTAAAAATTCCAACATGGAATGAACGATCCGTTCCGCGTTGTCTTACTTCCGCCTCCAAATGGAGGTGAACGTACTATAGTCTGCCTTATACTCCTTCCGTATACATCAAAATCTCTTTTACCGCATCTTTGAGAGTCTTAGCATGACCTTCTACAGAATGGTTTCTGTTATAAACAATTAACCAATAGAAGTGGTCATTGTGCTCAAAAATTTCAACTTTCATTTGTAAAACCGAGCATCTTAGCCTGCCTAATCATACCTGTTGCTATTGATTGGTGCAATAATAGGCTTGTTGTCATCCCAATGCCTAACAGCATTAGCCACAATAGCAACATTTGTGACCAAATATGTAGCAAAAATGACTGTTCTGATCAATGCAATCTGATCAGACTCTTTATTGCAACTAGAGCCTTTCTCTCCTAGTGCTTTGCACCATAGACGCCACATTTTTACCCTTCTTTGCCGGCGGACGATAGATTTGAGGCCACGTATCTCTAATTATATCAGCGATTTTGTCCGGCGTTTCGTTTGTTATCACTAGATTTCTTTAAATAACGATCAGAATTTACCTCTGTAATGAGAGTCATGCCGGATTTAACGAAATCCTTGCTCTTATCAACAGGTGAATTGGCCATTTTTCACTTCTTACCGCCTTTTTTGCCACCCTTGGGCTTCTTTTTGCCGCCGTGTCCGTAATGTCCAGGCATGATCAGAGCCAATCTTGTCCTAGCTTGCCAAAAAAAGAGGCTGCCCGAAGGCAACCTCAACCCCAACCCGTTTAAGTATAACAACTATCCACCAAAAGCAAACGTAACCATCAAAATAACTGAAACCAACATTCCTGGTGCCAACAAAAGAGCCAGTTCGCCCAAGTCAGATGCAGTCATTTGATCAAAAAATTAGTTTCATCAATGTTATGACTGAGGCAATAGCTCTCAATGACCCTGACGTAATTATTTACAGCCTTCCTGGCCTCAAACTTAGTCCAACCTTCTTGACGCCTGAAAAGACCATTGAAGATTGATTTTAGAATTTTAACAAAATTTTGGTCTTCCGCTTTGCCTGAAAAGTGAAAAATGTCATCCAAAACATCACACGCACTTCTTGATGCTTGCAGGTCAATTACTGGATAGCCACTTTTATGTATCAATTGGTAAGTCTTGCAGTTAATAGACCAGGACATGTGCTCTTCAGGATTAAATATGCTGAGCGTGCGGCTACCCAGACGTTTGATACTGGAACCTTCCATTAAAAAAGAGGGGCTATTGCCCCCCTAATTTACCCTGTTTAGCCTCTGTGTCAACCAACAGCAGGTGCCGTCAGTGCAACAGGAGTTGCCTCCTTCATCGCAAGATCCAAGGGGAAGTTATGAGCATTACGCTCATGCATTACCTCAAATCCTAAATTCGCACGGTTTAATACGTCAGCCCACGTATTCACAACCCGATTCTGACTGTCAGTTACGGATTGATTGAAGTTGAACCCGTTAAGGTTGAAAGCCATAGTGCTAACACCAAGGCTAGTAAACCAGATACCAACAACGGGCCAAGCAGCCAAGAAGAAGTGGAGGCTACGGCTGTTATTAAACGACGCATATTGGAAAATAAGTCGCCCAAAATAACCATGAGCAGCAACGATATTATAAGTTTCCTCCTCTTGGCCAAACTTATAACCATAGTTCTGACTCACATCCTCAGTCGTCTCCCGTACAAGGCTACTTGTGACCAAGTTGCCATGCATAGTAGAAAACAAGCTCCCGCCAAATTCTCCAGCCACGCCCAACATATGGAACGGATGCATGAGAATA